ATAAAACTATTTGCAATAATGCGTACAGGATTTTTAAAACTTGGTGGAAATAGCAAAATTCTTGCAGAACAAACAAACTATTTATCGGTAGAGCAACTAGAGGCTGCAACAGTAGCAGCATCATTAAACCAAGCACATAATAGACTCACACAACAATTTAATATTGAGGCATCTGCTGTAAGAGCACTTCGTCAAGCATATATTGATGCAACAGTCGCTGCAGCCAACTTTGCAAGAACAAATCCAGGAATGATGATGCCTGGCAGAGGCGGGGCACCAAAGAAATTTGCAAGAGGAACTGCATCTGTACCAGGAAGAGGTAACAAAGATAATGTTCCTGCAGTGCTTATGCCTGGAGAAGCGGTAATTCCAACAGACATTGCACAAAATCCACAAGTCCAGCCAATTATTGAAGCATTGCTTGGCGGTAAACTTCAGGCATTTGGAACTGGAACTGGAGATGCACAACCATTTGCTAACTCTCCAAAGTTCCAACCAAAGATGGATCTTAGTGGGCCTTCAGCACAAGTTCTTAATACTAACCCAAGCCAAATAAATAGTCTTCTTTTGGGCAAATCAGCATTTACAGAAACCAACGAAGCCTTTGCTGCAAGAAACGCAGCACTTCTCGCAAGAATGCAAGGGGCAAAATCTCAAACAAAATCAAACCTAGTATTTGGACATGCTGTAGATCATAAACAGATTTCTGGAACAAAGGTTTCAGAGCAGTTTAGAAAACTTGGTTTTGGAAGAGAAAACCTATACACTGCTGTTGGGTTTGATATTCCTAAAGAAATGAATGGGCAACTAAATAGAAAAAATTCAACAGTTACTGCTGGAGAATATAGACGAGCAATTCTTGATGATAACTCTTTAAGAACAATGACAATAAGTCTTTCTAAGCAGGGAATTCCAGATACAGATGCGCTTAGAGTTGCAAAAGAAATTAGAACTAATTTATTAAAATCTTTAAATTCTTTACCAGATAATGCTTTAATTAATGACAAGATGATTTATTCTAGAATGGGTAATGAAAGGTCTGGAATCATGGGTGCTCTTGCAAAATCTGCAGACCCAATTGTATCTAGATCAGCAAGAACCTTGCTTGGTGCAGCATCTACAAGTGCTGTTGGTGGATCAAGCATTAAAACAGATAAATTAAAATCAATTGATGATGTTATTAAGGCTGTACAAAAAACTAATTCAAATCCAATATTAGTTAAAAAATTAAATGAATTGAAAGCAATTGATCCAAAACTATTAATTCCAACCAGTTTAAATGATAAAGGTGAAATTGTTGCTTACCGCAGACCTGAAATAACAGGTGGAAAAATTACAAAGAATAACGTAATTAATGGACTAATTGATGGTAAGTTTAAATCACAAAGAGAGTTCCTTGGTGGAGGAAGACAAGTTCTTAAAATTACTAAATCAATGAATGATCGTTTTGATAGATTAATTGGTAAACAACCTCAAAAAGAAACTGTTGCTGTTAGAGCAAGAGGAGAGTACAAGGTTGACGCAAAGGGTAATTTAACCCCACTAACTGGACAAAACACCGAAAGAAAACCAGCATCCATTCAAACAACAAGTAGAAATGTTTCAGACAATAGAACAACAACACTTAATCCAAACGAAACTGTAGTTCAAAGAATCCGAAGACTTCGTGGGTTTGCAAATGCACCACAAGTTGATCCAAAAACTGGAAGCACAACAATGGGAGAAGTATCCCAATCAGCAAGACTATCTCGTGCACAGTTGTTGGCAGCGGTAGAAAAAATAAGTTTAAAAGAAGCCAAAAGACGTATAGCAGCAGAAGGCAAACTAACAAATGCAATGAATGAGTCTACAGAGGCTCAAAAGACAACAAAGCAAAAGTTATCAGAGTTTAGTTCAAAGGCAAGTCTTGGTATAGGTGCAGTTTCTGGACTTACAATTGCAGCATCTTTTGCTGGCGGTAAATTAGGAGAAATGGCTCAAACAATAATGCCATTTGTTTTTGGATTACAAGGTATAGTTGCATTACTTCCAATGCTTGCAAATCCATGGGTTGCAGCAGTAGCAGCAATTGCTTTGGTTGGTGGAACATTATATAAGATGTCAAAAGACATGGAAAAAGCAAGGCAAGAAGGAATTAATCTTTCTAATGCAATGAGTATGACTTCAAAGAAAATTGTTGATCTATCTGTAATATCTGGAACTGTTAGCGCAAGTGAAGAGGCTGCTAGAAGAAGAAAGAATATCGTTTCTGGAACAGTTGAGGGACAAAGGCAATTTGGACAAAATGTATTGGGTAGTGAATTTGGAAAACAAATACTTGCAGATATAGAAATTCAATCTAAAAATGGTCAATCTATTAAGCAAATATCTCAAAATTTAGCCAATAACTTAGCAGTAGCAGTTGCTCAAGGTGCAGTAACAACAAGCCAAGCAAGAAGTATTGCTGCAGCCCTTGGAGAAGAACTTGGAAGTTATGAAATACCAGCGCTTGTTAGCGGCAAACTTGTATCACTTCTTGGTCCTAATGGAGAAAACCTCACTACGGATCCTTTGCAGGTAACATTAGAAATACAAAGATCCTCAATGGACAAGCAGGCGCAAGCATTTCAAACTGCAATAAAAGGAGTGCTAGAAAATAAAAATACATTTGCTGGTGCAAAATTAGACATGGCTCCAACAAGTATTTTTGATAGATTTAAAAATTTATTTGACCCTACAACACTTTTTGATTATTTTGGAGAAAGAAAACAATCTGCAAAACTTACATCAGCAGCAGTTCAATTAGGCTTACAAGAAGTAGCACAAAATCAAGGACTTGTAGATTCATTAAACAGACAATACGACATAAAATTAAAATCTGCAAAAACTGAACAAGAAATAAATACAATTCAAGGACAACGAAAAGATGCTCTTAATCAGTTGAATGCCAATAATGCAAATGCTTTAAACTTATTAATTAAACAAAAAGATCAGTTGGGCGTAGATGGGTTTACTAAAGGTATTAAGGCTGCAGCAGATGCAATGTATAAAGAAGGCCCTATGGCAGTCTTTAAAGATCAGGCAATAGAAGCATTAAATAAATTAAAAGATTCAAAATTTAAAACAGAATTGCAGGTAGGTCTTGCATCTGGTCAGGTTAGTCCAACAGTAATTACAAAAATTCTTTCAACTGCAGCAGGAAATAAAGGATTTGAAACAGCATTTAAAATTTTGGTTGACAAGCAAGGTCTTGCAGATGCCTCACTAATATCAGAATTATTGCCATCAGGAGGCGCTGACGATACAACTAGAACTCTTATGATGTCATATATTAATAATAATGAAGAAGACTTTAAAACAGATATGGAAGCATTGGCTTTCTTAAATCAAATAAATCCTACATATGGAATTACTCTTGACCTTAAGGCCAATGGAATACAACAAATAGCAACTGCAACAAATGCTTTAAAACAAGTTGAAGGGTTAGATCCTCAATTAACTAAAGAAGTTGTTGCAAAACTTGCTGAAGAAAAGCCTGGAGAATGGAAGGCATTTTATGATCAGTGGAGCATTTTATCTGAAGGAAAAGATTTTGTAAATAAAAATATAAAAGTGGCTTTTGACGTTGTTTCTAATGATCCAAACTTTAAAGGGTTTGGTTCTTCTGCTGGCAAATCTGTTGCAGATATTATTGCAAAAGGTGGCATATTGCCAGGCCCTGTTCCAACAGGCCCAGATCCAGTTGACAACAAAAATAAAAATAGAGATACATTCCTTGATGATTTATTAATAAAGTTAAAATTATTTAGAAAAGAATCCGTAAATGCTATGGGTGGCTGGAACGAGTTATTAAAGCAACTTGGCAAAGGTAAAACAATAGATAACTTTGATGGTGTTGTTAACAAATTATCAAGGTTAAAAGTTAACGAAAGTGTTTTACAATTTGCAGAAGGACTAGATGCAGAAAATGCTGCAAAATTCTTTAATAAAATTACGGATAAGGCTAAAAATGGAAAATTAGTTTTAAATCAATACGGTAAAGCACTTAATCAATTATTCCCTACAATTCAGGCTGGAACTTATTTAAGAGCACAAGAAAAAATAAAAAATGAAAACAATATACAAATTAAAGCATTAGATACTCTTAAGAAAAAAGGTGTTGATGCAGCCACCGCTTTAAAGATGCTTGAAGACCCAGCAACAGCAGCAGCAATTGCAACTGGAAAAATAACTCCTGAAGCATTTACTAAAATGGCTGAGGAAACAAAAAAAGCAACTGCTGAGGCTAGAAAATTTGAAGCAGCACTTAAGGCTGTTCAATTTGAGGCAGATGAATTAGCAGAGGGTGCAGCAGAACAGTTAAGTGAAAGATTTGATTTTGGTTTTCTTGAAATTGAAAGAAAAGCAAGAGCAGCATTTAAATCAATAAATAAAATGACTCCAGAAGAAATGGAGTTAAGCGTTGCTCTAGATGAAAGATCAATTGATAAAATACAAAATACGATTGGTGATATTAATTCAAAGATTAAATCTTATAATCGTACTCTTGATTTGATTGGTAGACAAGAAACTGCAATCACCGAAACATATGATCAAAAGATTGATTCTTTAAATAAACAAAGAGATGCCTTAGAATCAATAAAGTCAATTAATTCATTTTTGATTTCACAACAACAGAAACAATTGGGTATTGCCAATGCATTAACACAAGGCGATATTTCTGCAGCAGCAGCAGCAGCACAAGAAATGAGAGCAGAGGCTGCACAAGAATCTTTAAACAGAATGGGTACTGGTTTAGAAACTGCAGCAAATAATTTAGAAGTACAAAAACAAAGAGAATTATCTTCAATTACAGCAGTTGTTAATGGTCAAAAATTAACTAGAAAACAAATTGAAACAGAAATTACAACACTAAGTGATCAAATTTATAATATTGAAATTTTACAATTAGAGCCTTTACAAAAACAAGCAGATGTAAAGCGACAAATTTTATCAGACCTTGCATTTCAAATTGACCGAGAACAAAAATCTTTACAGATTAATGGAATGACAAGACAAGAGTGGAACTTTATTCAACAATATGTAGAAGCATCTAATAAAGAGTCAAATAGTCTTAAAATTAATATAGACGGAATTGCAACTTCTTCTACTACGGCAGCAGGTGCCTGGGCAAGCATTCTTGAATCAATGAAGGCTGCTTCATCATTCAGTGTTCCAGGAGCAGGTGCAGCAGGCAGTGGAACTCCTTTTGGTCAGGCAGGATCAGCCACAGCCACAGCAACAGGAACAGCAACTAAATCAACTGGATCAACTGTTACAGTAAAGTCTGGCAATACATTAAGTGGAATTGCAAAAGCAGCAGGAGTTAGCCTTTCAGATGTAATTAAGGCTAATCCACAAATTTCAAATCCGAATTTAATTAGACCAGGACAAGTAATCAAGATACCAGGAAAAATGTATGGCGGTATGGTTAAGCCAATGAGTATGGGTGGAATGGTTCCTAAATACCTTGCTAATGGTGGACGTATAGGTTCGGATAGTGTACCAACAATGCTAACCCCTGGAGAGTTCGTAATGAACAAGAGGGCAAGTGCAGAATTTGGCCCAATGCTATCAATGTTAAATGAGTCAAAATATCCATCAATGATAGGTAGTGGATTTGGCACACAAACTCCAATTAATAATGTTTCAACATCTGTAAGTGACAACTCAACGGCAGTGTATAATTATAATTTGGGCTTTAGCATTAACGGAAACAATGTAAATGCAAATGATATTGCTAGAGTAGTAATGAGAGAAATTAAAAATGTTGATTCACAAAGAGTTAGGGGGCAAAGAGTCTAATGGCTACTAGTGCTTATTTGACAGGTAGACGCAGGTATACAAGACCACAGGGTATATTATGGGCAAACAACCCTGGAACCCTCTCTAATGGCTTATATGTGCCTAATGGCATAGAGGTAGGAGCAGATACAGAAGAAACAGATGTCAACCTATTGGATCAGTTTATTATTCTGTCTGATCATAATAGGGGAGAAATGCAGTTCAATACTCAAAGAATTGAGCAACGAACAAGAACAATTAATGGTCGTATGCGTTCATATCATATTGCAGATAAACTAAGTATGTCTGTATCATGGAGCATGATTCCTTCAAGAGGGTATGCAGGATTGGCTAATTTTAATGAAACAACAGGTATAGCACCAAACGAAGGATCTACATCTGAATATACAGCAGATGGTGGTGCTGGTGGAGTAGAAATTCTTGATTGGTATGAAACTCATCAAGGGCCTTTTTGGATGTATCTTGCCTATGACAAGTACACAAACTTAGAAGGACAGGGATACAAGTATGATGGTTTGAACAGATATAATCAAATCATTCAAGTTTATTTTGCAGACTTTAATTATTCCGTAGTAAAACGTGGTGCAACAAATCATGATCTTTGGAACATATCGGTAACACTGGAAGAAGTCTAAATGTTTGAAAGTACTGAATTAAAAAATCACTTTGAAACATCTGCAACAATACAGACAGAGTCTTTGGTTCTGGTTGAATGGAATATGAATATGCCAGACAATATATCTAAACTTGGTAATTATAGATATAGACCACAAGAACAAAGTTCTCAATTTTTAACATTAGCAAATGTTTTTGATCCAGCAGACGTTGGTTTATTTTATACGGGCGCAACAGATGCAGACATTGTTGTTGATGGTGGATTTGAAAACAATGGAACACCTCAAATATTTACTTCAACAAAAGAAAAAAATAAATTACTATATTCTTTAGAAGATTGCATAAAGCCATTTAGACCAAGATCTGGAATTAATAAGGCAACATTTTTTAATGGCAAATATTTAGCAAACTCTGGAAAAGACATTGCAAGACGACCAAGATATTATATGGCATCAAGGTATGACCAATTTAAATATTGGAGTTCTTTTAGAACTGAATCAGGAATTGAAAGAGGTATTGCTAAAACAATAGTTAATGGGAGTTATTACATAGATGATACTGTACCATTTGTTGTATATAAAAAAAATGTTCCAACAAATAGAATTATTGTAAAGATGCAAACAAATGTTGGAGACGTGGATTTAGGAGATTTTACAGATATCTCTAAAACATTTTCAGATCCATTATATGGTGATGCAAATAAAACAACCCCAACAAGGTGGAAAATTCAATATCTTGAAGAAAATAATTGGATTGATGCGTATAATTTTAATGAAAATGATTTACGAGAAGATGGGTTTCCAATTATTTCTAATAATGGATATGTTGAGTTACAGTATGCACTAAAAAACATTCCAGATAAATTTAAAAATAATTTTGTTATAGCAGAAACATTTTCTTCTTCAACATTATTGCCAACAGAATCAATTGATGGATATGCATATTTGGTTATTGAGAATGAAGGTAGTGTTGGAACATTTTATGTTTGGAATTCAACCACACAAGATTATGAAACTTTTGTACCATCTTATGGATGGATTTTAGGAAATGAAAAAATTGATAATAAAACAAGTTTTGTAACAGATCTGACATCACCATTATTTTTTACAGAAACGGTAAACGGAAAAATAGTTTATAGAGAGTTTCAAAATATTCGTGGTTTAAGAATTGTAGTAGAAAAAATGAACAAGTTTGATTCTACTTTTGATTTAATTGAAATGTCCCCAAGACTTGTTGCTAATATCTCTGACAAAGTTATAGAATATAACGTAAAAAAAATGCTTTCAGATTTGGGAAATTCTTCTTTACCAGTAGGGCAGTTGTTGGCTTCAACTGGAAACTTGTCTTTATTTGATGATGATCAAGCATTTAATGATAATAATGATAATAGTATTGTTAGTGACTATATTCGCAAAAATATAAAATTTAATTTTTATGAAAAAATATTAAACGTAAGTGGGTATGATTATTGGGTACCCATTAAAACTTTGTACTCAGATGGTTTTCCACAGGCAAACGTAACTGCTGGAACACTAGATTTGCCATTAAGAGATTTTTATTTCTTTTTAGAGTCTATGCCAGCGCCAAGAATGTTGGTTACAGAAGTATCACTTAGTTATGCCATTACCTTAATTCTTGATTACATCGGATTTAGCAATTATGTTTTTTATAGAAATACGGATGAGCCAGAAGCAGTAATTCCATATTTCTTTATTGCGCCAGACCAAACTGTGGCAGAAGTTTTAAATCAATTGGCGGTAGCAACACAGAGTGCAATGTTTTTTGATGAATATAATAATTTTGTTGTAATGAGCAAAAATTATATGTTGCCAAAAGAAAATGACAGAACAACTAACCTTATTTTGTCTGGATCAAATAATCAGTCTATTAGCGGAATAATTGAAAACCAAACATCAGGAATATTACCTAATATTTTATCAATAGCATCTGAAGATAAAAGAATTTATAATAATGGAAAAATTAACTATACAACTAGATATATTCAAAGATCTTATGGAAATATTCGTCAAGCAAGTATGATTGACCAAGAAAAAACTTGGATATACAAGCCAGCATTACTTTGGGAAGCATCTGGAACTGATTCAACAAAAACAATTAATGAAGTTGCATCTAAGCAATCAAAATATGTTCTTGGAGCAATGCCAATAAATTCAGACTTATCCAATAATGTTCCAACAGTATCTAATCATAAAATTCAAAACAATGTAATAGATCTTGGAGAAAACGTTTATTGGCTTACTAGATACCAAGGATATTTTTATTCTAATGGAGAAATTATTAGATATGATGCTGCTCAGTTTAATGTTACTCTTGCAATTTGGTATCCTATTCAATCAGATGGGTCATTGCTAGAATCTTCACCACAGGTTGTTTTGCCTGGAAGGCTAGCCCCAGTTAGTATTATTGATAATTTAGATAAAAAAGTTGCCAATGGAGAAATCACAGAAGCGCAAAAAGGTCAAGAAATTCAGGCATGGAGAACTTCACATAGACAGGGTAGTAGCAATGTTTGGATTACAAGTAATCAAGAATATCAAAATTATTTTAAATCACTACCATTTAATGGAAAAATATATCCTACAGGATTAGTTAGAATATATACTATTCCATTTTATGAAACAGTTGATGGAATTACTCGTTTACAAGATGGTCCAGTTTATGAGCATGGACGTGCACAATTCGGAACACCAGTTACAACACATTCTGCAGGCATAAATTCTTATTGGTCTAATAATGACTATGTTAAGGGATGCGAAATGAAGACAGAATATTTATTTACAACTAAACTACTTGAAGATATATCTGTACCATCAACAACAATTGGTGCAGCAGGAATTAATAATACAAAAGCAAGACAGACATCAAGAAATGGAACCATAAAAAACTTTATGTCTTCAAGTTATTCAAATGAGACATCGGTTAATAATACTTTATCAACACAGTCTGGAACAATACAATCTTCTGCATTAGTTATGAATGGTCCATCTTTTGCAACAACAGAAAAACCTATTGACTTAGTTTCGTATGTTTATAAAAATTTAAACAATGCATATAAACATTTTGGTGCTAGGGTAAGAATTATTGGAAAAATTGAAAACAATGAAATTCGTAGCCAAACTCCAATAGGAAGCACTACATATTACCAGGTTGCTGGAGTAAAACCAGATCAAAACGTAAACATAGGTGGAGGCTCTGGTGGTTTAGCGGTATTGCTTAATCCAGAAACAAATAATGGATATTATTTTGAAATTGTTGCTTTAACAGAACAAAATGTAGAATCATATTTGAATTTAGACAATAATAATAAATCTAGTATTTCGGTTAATAACGTAGTATTTTATAAAATCAAAAAAAATTCTTCAAACAGTGAAGCAATACCTGTAAAACTTTGGGGCGGATTATCAAAAATTATAGTTGATGACGGTAGATTTACAGGACAATATAGGATGACTGGCGAAGAAAACCCAACGGTTTATGATTTGGCTGTAGAGTATCAGGATATAGGAAAGGTTAGAAGGTTCTTTTTGTATATCAATAATCAATTAATTCAGGTTGTGGATGATCCAGATCCACTTCCAATATATAATAATATGGCCCCATTTGTTCGTGGATCTTCTAGGGTTATGTTTGAAAATATTTATGCATTATCTGAAAATTATTCTCAAAATAGTGTTTTTACAGTTGGAGAAACTCTTTCATCAGCATTTGGGAATAAAGAAATAAATGCTAGTGAATCTTTTAGAAGGTATGCTATGAGCGGAATTATTCAGTCAACCTATCTGTCTGGAATTAGTTCTCAAGAATCACCTAAATATAATTTATATTTTGAAGAATTTGGCTCAATTATGAGAGAATGTTCTTATTTTGATATAAAATATGATCGTGCATATCCTGCTCTTTATGCTCAGATATCCCCAACATTTAATAAAATAAAAGGTTATACAACATCTGGATTTTATGCTGATTCTTATGGTGCTGAATTTTTAATTTTTAATGCTACAGATACAGCAATTAATCTTGATGAAACTAGTGGAAATTATTTAAGAATTCAAGGTATTACATTTACTCAAGATACAACTCACGAATTAACNGTTGATGAATATTTTAAAAANCGTAGTAATTTTTCTAATCCACAACTAACNAGTTCTTCTCAAATTATTTCTCCACTTATTGAAAAAGAAAAATTTGATAATATAAAGTTAAGCAGAATGATATATGGCAATAACGAGTTTACTTTAGACACACCATATATTCAAACACACGATGATGCTGAAAATTTAATGGGATGGCTTATAGATAAATTAATGGTTCCAAAAAAATCTATTGGAGTAAAAATTTTTACAACTCCAACTATTCAACTTGGAGATATTGTTACAATTGATTATAAAGATTCTAATAATTTAGATTTAGTAACAAAAAATACTTCTAGGTTTATAGTATATAATATTGATTATACAAGAAGAATAAGTGGGCCAGAAATGACTATTTACTTGGCGGAGGTGTAATGTGAAAGCCAATGAAAGAGAAAGTAGGGTAAAAACAACATCTAAAAAAGAACCAGAGTTTACTGGTCCTGCAAAGTATAGTCCTTTTGTTCCAACTACTCCTGTTAAAAATTTTACACCAACAGTTTTGCCTGCTTACAAGCCATCAACATCAAATGGATTATTTGTTGGGCCAATTCCAATGGGAACGGTCCGTACAGAAACTGGATATGTACCAGAAGTAACATCAACTTCAAAATATTCTCCAGGAGATTTTAGAAAAGCAGAAGAAAAATCTAATGAACCTTTTTACTCATCACAAAATATAGGTGGGGCTTCGCTTGTATCAAATAACTTTATACCAGCCGTAACTCCAACACCACTTACTCCATCTCCAATATCTGCAACCGTTATGGCTCCTCCACCCCCACCAGTTAAAACTGCAACTCTTGATATTATTTTATTTGATGACGAAGCAACAACGGTAGACACTATGGCAGATCTAATATTTGAAAATATTGGCGGACAAGAATTAATCAATATTACAAGATCTGACATTATTAATGGTCAAAAAATATCTTATCAACCAATTAAAAATTTATCATCTATACAACAAAGATATAATCCAAATAATATTCTTAGTCTTCAACAAACCGCAGATAAATATTTTGCTGGTTTTTCAATAAAACTAGAAGATAAAATTCCAAACGAGGGTAATGGAGCAAATGGAGAAAATGTCTATATTGAAGAGGGTACTGGCGATTTAATCATTGAGTTTATTAATATAAACAATGATGAGCAAATTGAGGTACAAATTACCTCAGATGGTACAATATATGAAGCGGATCTTGGAGAAATAAACTCATGATAACTAATACTGGTAAAACAATTATTGCAAAATATTTGCTTGGACAAGCGCCAGCATATGCATCATATCTTGCTATTGGTTGCGGTGCTACACCATTGACTACTGGAGATCCACTTGGAAACTATTCAGCAAAACAAAATTTAGATTTTGAAATGTTTCGTGTCCCAATATCTTCAAGAGGTTTTGTAAATGAAAATGGATTAGATAAAATTGTTTTAACTGCAGAATTACCAACAGAAGAAAGATACGAAATTTCTGAAATTGGAATCTATTCTGCTGGATCAAACCCTTCTGCTGGTGCTTATGATAGTAAGACTGTATTTGCTTTTACACAAACTGAAAATTGGCAACATCATACGGCAGAAGCAGCAGTAGCAATTAATACATTTTCTACTGCATTAGACGCACCAGAATATGATAATGTTATTGCAGTTGCAGATAGTGTATTTCAAACAAGCGGGGATAATCCAATATTTTTTAAATCTCCAAGAGTTGAAAGATATGAAAGACCAAGATTTTTAAACAATGTTATTTTAATACAAGGCGATGACTCTGATATTACAATTAATGAAGAAAGTGGAGCGGCGCAGGATCATTTTGTAATAGAGCCTGGATCAAACCATATACATTTAACTGGCGCTAATATTGATTTTACAAGAAACTCTCCAACAGATGAATTACGTTTAGCCTTTTCATTAATAAGTAAAGATGGTGCATCTGTAACAACTCCAGAAAATGTAAGAATTATGGTTGAGTTTGCATCAACAGAAACAGAAACTGCAGAATATGCTAGATTTGAAGCAGAAGTTATTGATGATAGCAGTGGTGGAGCATATGATTTTTCTACAGAACGATATTTTGTTGTAACAAAACAACTTCAAGAATTATATACTAGTGCAAACTTTACATGGAATGCAGTTACTGTTATAAAAATATATGCTTGTGTTATTGATGCAGGTATTCCGTCTAATAATTATTACGTAGCATTAGATGCAATGAGATTAGAAAATATTTCTACAGTAAATCCACTTTATGGTTTAACTGGATATTCAGTAATTCAAAATGTAGATGCATCAACTATTGTAAAAAGTCCTAATACTAGCAATTATATTGAATTTAGATTTTCAGTTGGTGTAACATAATGCCTGATTCAGGAATTAAAAAAATAAGAATAAGACAAAAGAACCTTCCCACAATAGACGTAAATGAAGAAGGTTATATTTTAAAGTATAGGGTAGTTTCTGAAGATAAAAACAGAACATCACAATGGTCACCAACATCAATTGTTCAACCAAACTATACTTACGTTTCTGGAGATATATCTTTTAATAAATCAGGACAAGTTGCAACCCTAGCCTGGGACTCTGTTTCAATACAAAAAGATGGAGTTGAAATTAGAAAAGCACACGAGTTTGATATTTGGTTAAAATGGGATAGAAATGATAATGGAGATTGGATTTATAAACAAAGAATTGATGGTGCAAACATTTCTTTTCCAATTCCCAGCACATACACAATAGGCGGGGTAGTTCAAGGGTCTGCACCTAACAAACTTTCAGCAGAAATATATTTAAAAGGAACTCCAATTACTAGAGAGTCTGCTTTATTATTAGTTTATGAAGATGGTCCACACACCGTTTAATGATATACTTTAATAGGAGGAAATAATGGCAAAAGTACCACTACCAGAAAGAGGGCAGCCTCTTGATGTCACATATTTATACAGTTTGGTTGATGCTGTAAACGATCTTTCTACACAGGTTGCATCTACAACTACTAATAAAACAGTTATAGATACTGTAAGTGCGGGTAAACAAGAAATTAAAACTTCTAATTCAAGAATAATTGGTGGTTATGTTGAAGTTGCCAACAACTCAACAGTTTCTGCTGGAAATGAAAGAACATTTACTTACGATTTTAAAGATTTTAAATACCCTCCAATTGTTTCTGCTACACCAGTAAATATTGGACAAACTCCAGCGGGACAAAATGTAAATGTTATTTTAAAAAGTGTTACAGAAACAAGGGTTGAAGGTGTTGTAAGATTTGGGGCTTCTGGTGATCTATCTTTAGCAGTACATTTGATTATTGTTGGAATTCCAAACTAAAGGATAATTTTATGATTGCTTGCATAAAATGCAAGGGTAGAACCTTTGTTGATAGACAATATAGTAGTATTCAGCACATAGAAACTTATTGCATCGTGTGTGGCTTGAGAAAGTTTTTTCATCCACCAGCAGAAAGTGAAGAGGGAAGATGGTTACTGGCAAAGGAATTATACAGGGCGAAATTTACAATAACGAAACTGTAATAAAGGGAAATCAAAAAATATGGTTTCTAAATAATGACCTGGTAAGAATTCACCATAGTTCACGATCTACTGGAATGGTTTCTTTTTATAATATAACTAAGGATAGAATTGAAACTTGTTTGCGTTCAGATTTTAGGAAAAATAGAGAAAGAGCCTATACTGTTGCAGAGACTGCTAAGTTAATTAATCGTCATAGAAAGTATATGCCTAAGTTAATTAAAACTGGAATGATTCCTCCACCAGTTGGTGCAAAGTTAAATGGTGAACGTGGATTTAGAATAAGATCTTATTATTCAGAAAGCATGGTTAGGGATATTCGTGCTATACTGGCTACTATACATATAGGACAACCAAGAAAAGATGGACTTATAACAAATAATATGACACCCACAAGCCAAGAATTGACACGGCGAATGGGAGACGGTATACTTACATATACAAAGACAGAAGATGGCAGATTTATTCCTGTTTGGGCAGAAAATATTTAACAATAGAAATGGTGGGGACAATGGAAAACGAAAACACAAAGATATCAGTAGCGCTAGGATATACCCTCAACTTGGGTAATTTTCAATCACTAAGGTTTGACTTTGGTGTAGTTGACTCAAAGCGTGATGGCGAAAATACAGATCAGGCCTTTGAAAGAATGTATAAATTTGTTGAAGACAAATTAACAGAAAAGGTTAAAGAAGCAGAAGCAGAGTCTGACAGTAAAGACTAATGGCTGAACGCAAAGACCGAATGGCTTTGCTCAGTAGATTTAATAAGTTTTACCTGCAAAGGTACGAGCAAAAGTCTAACATGAACCTTAACGTAGAGCAATGGGCTGCCGATGCACTTATTGAGTCTTATGGTATATCACAATGTTATGATTTATTAGAATATTATTTTAATATTGCACAAGAACCTACATGGAATTATTTTGCATACAATGCAGAAAAAATTCTTAATGGTAAACTAGAAGTAGAAGAAGATATTAAACAAAGAGCAGCATTAAGACAAAAAGCAAAGGAGTGGCTGAGTGAATAATACAGAAGCAAAATTAATCACAGCAGTACTCAATGATAAACAAATTCATGTTTTATTACAGGCTAATGTTGAAAATCTTTTAAGAACACATAACGATGTATGGAATTTTATTAGGTTGTATTCAGAAAACAATCAGTCAGTTCCTCCAGCATCTTTAGTAATAGAAAAATTTAGAGACTTTACCACAATAGATGGAGTTGGATCAACAAAACATCACCTTGAAGAATTACAAACAGAATATTTAAATGATAGTTTAAAAGATATTTTACGTAACGCAGCATCAGAAGTTCAAGTAGGAAATGGCTCTAATGCACTTGAACAGTTAATCACAAAAACATCAGAGTTAAAAAAGAATACATCTGCTATTCGTGATATTGATGCAACAGATCTAGAGTCTGCACTTGCATATTATGAAAATGTACAAAAACAAAAAGAGACTGGTCAGATTGGTATTAAAACTAATCTTCCAGGATTTGATAATTATTTGCCTTCTGGAATTATGCCAGGTCAATTGGGAGTATTCCTAGCCTACCCTGGTATTGGTAAGTCGTGGATGGCTCTATACTTTGCTGTACAGGCTTGGAAACAAGGCAAGTCTCCTTTAATTATTTCTCTTGAAATGTCTGAAACAGAAGTTCGTAATCGTGTGTTTGCAATTATGGGCGAAGGTGTTTGGTCTCATCGTAAACTAAGCAATGGTGAGGTAGAACTTGACATGCTTAAAAATTGGCATGCTAATAAAGTTGCGGGCAGACCAGAGTTTCATATTATTTCTAATGATAATGGTGGGGAAGTTACCCCATCAGTTATTCGTGGAAAGATTGACCAATATAGACCAGACTTTGTTGTTGTAGACTATTTACAACTTATGAGTCCAAATCAAAAGTCAGATAATGAAACGGTACGAATGAAGAACCTTTCACGAGAACTTAAACTTATGGCTATTAGTGAAGAAGTTCCGATCATTGCCATCTCATCTGCCACTCCAGATGATGTAAAAGATCTCAGTAGTGCACCAACTTTGGGTCAAACAGCATGGTCTAGACAGATTGCTTATGATGCTGACTGGGTAATGGCCCTTGGTCGTGCTACCAATAGTGATATTATTGAATGTGTATTTAGAAAAAATCGTAATGGTTTTATGGGTGATTTTTTAGTGCAAGTAGATTTTGATAAAGGGTATTATCGTTATAAGGATTTTGAAGATGGCAAGTAAAGATTCTTATACTGCAGACCAAGTTCGTCGTGTTTTAATTGGGGCAGGTGTTGACATTGAGGCAGAATATGGAACCGACTATATAATTTTTTGTCCTTACCATAATAATAATAGAACTCCTGCTGGAGAAGTATCAAAAGATCATGGAATGTTTTTTTGTTTTGGATGTCAAACTACACGAACTTTAATTGAGTTTGTAATGCATATATCAAATAGAACATATTTTGAGTCTGTTAGATATATTAAAAGTAAAGAGCAAGAAACAAGTATTGAGGATTCTATAAACAAAGCGTTAATAGATAAGCCAGACTTTGTGCAATATGATGAACTACTTATTAAAAGATTAAATAATCAAGCACTTGAATCTCCAAGAGCAATAAGATATTTTGAAGGAAGAAAAATAACAAAAGACTCTGTAATTAAGTTTAATCTTGGATATTCCGACAAACAAGATTCTGTAACTATACCAGTACACTCCCCTGACGGCATGTGTATAGGATTTGTTGCAAGAACCATTGAGGGTAAAGAATTTAAAAATACTCCAGGTTTACCAAAAGGAAAGATTCTTTTTAATTTGCATAGAATAAAAACATCAAATATAGTTTATGTAGTAGAATCATCTTTTGATGCAATTAGACTAGATCAAGTAGGTTTCCCTGCCGTTGCTACGTTAGGGGCTAATGTTTCTGCAGCACAGATAAAACTATTAGAAAAATATTTTAATAGCATTGTCTTAATTGCAGATAACGATGATGCAGGAATGATAATGAGAGATAAGTTAATTGAAAAACTTGGACCAGTTGTCACTTCTGTTTATATAGATAAAAAATATAAAGATATAGGCGATATGGATGATGATTCAATTAAAAAACTGGAGTTCCAGTTTGACAATTCTATTATCGGCATGTTAAAATAGATAAAAGCATACAAGGAGAAAAAAATAATATGACTATAGTAAAGGGACTAAAAAACATTAACGCCCTAGTTGACAAACCAAAATATGATGAAAATTCACCAAAGGTAAGATGGTTAAAACTTGCCGATGGTCAATCAGCAAAAATTCGTTTCATTGAAGAACTAGATGAGGACTCTGCAAACTACAATGCAGAACGTGGTCTTGCACTAGTTGTAAAGGAACACACAAATCCAAAAGACTACAAGCGCAAGGCTGTAGATACAATGGAGTCAGAAGGTCGTGACTGGGCAGAAGAAATGCACCGTAAAGATCCAAAGGCTGGCTGGAGAGCACGTCTTCGTTTCTATTGCAATGTTCTAGTTGACGATGGCATTGAACCACCTTATGTGGCTATTTGGTCAATGGGTGTTAGCAAGCAATCAGCATTTAATACAATTCGTGAGTATGCTCTTGAAACAGGAAGCATCTCTAACGTACTATGGAAAGTAAAGCGTAATGGTCAGGGAACTGAAACATCTTATACAACTATTCCAGGTGCACCAGACAAGGAACCATTTGATTGGTCCGAAGTTAAGCCATATCCTCTTGAGTTGGCACTAAAGAAAATTCCTTATGCCGAGCAAGAAGCATTCTATTTGGGCTTTGATGGCCCAACAACTTCATCTGCAACCAACGTAGATTGGTAAGATGAGTTACGTAGGCTTACACGTACACACACACTATTCATTATTTGATGGTGTTGCTACTCCAGAAGAATATATTGACCGAGCAGTTGAACTTGGTATGCCAGCATTGGCTATCACAGATCACGGAACTTTATCTGGGCATCGGGAACTGTACCGAATTGCAAAAGCAAAAGGTGTAAAGCCTATTCTTGGCGTAGAAGGATATTTTTGTGCTGATAGATTTGATAAGAGGGCAAAAGCAGAACGCACTGAGCCAACTGATATGGTCTATAACCACATTATCCTTCTCGCTAAGAACCAACTTGGTTTAGAGAATCTAAACAAGATTAATGAAATTGCTTGGACTGAAGGATATTTCAGTAAGCCACGCTTTGACTTTGAAGTTCTTGAGAAGTACAGCGAAGGCATTATTGTTTTATCTGGATGTCTAAGCGGTATCATTGCAAAGGCTATTGAGCATGGAGAGTATGCTCAGGCAAAGAAGCATATTGAATGGTTTAAAAAAGTATTTAAAGATGACTTCTATATGGAGTTAATGCCACACAATGGTGCAGAAGTTAATAAGCAGTTATCAGATCTTGCAGATGAGTTTAAGGTTGAAGTTGTAGTAACACCAGACTGTCACCATGTTGACGATTCACAAAAGGAAATACAAGAGTTTAAGTTACTTATGAACTCTCACGCAAAGGTGCAAAAAGATGCAACATATGAAAAATCAAAAAAGAAAGGCAATATGCTGCAACGCCTAGACTACTTGTATGGCGAAGACCGACAAATGTCATTCAATAAGTTTGACATTCACCTTTTATCTTATGATGAGATGAAGGTTGCCATGGAATTGCAGGGTATAGTGAGAGAAGATATGTATATCAACTCTATAGCCATTGCAGATAAGATTGAAGATTATGATATTAAGGATGGTTTAAATTTATTACCAGTCCAGTATAAAAATCCTGCCAAAGAACTTAGGTCTATTGCTATACAAGGTTTAAAGGATCGTGGTTTAGATTTAGACAAAGTTTATCTAGATAGACTAGATGAAGAGTTGGAAATTATTAAATCAAAAAACTTTGATTCATATTTTCTTGTTGTTCAGAGTATGATTGCTTGGGCTAAAAAAGAAAAAATTATGGTTGGTCCAGGTCGTGGATCTTCTGCGGGATCTTTAGTTTGTTATGCACTTGGTATTACAGATATTGACCCTATCAAGTATGGCCTATTGTTCTTCCGCTTTATTAATCCAGAGCGTAATGACTTTCCAGATATTGACACCGACATTCAGGATTCTCGTCGTGAAGAAGTAAAAGATTATCTTGTTAGACAATATAGGCATGTTGCATCTATTGCTACCTTCTTACAGTTTACTGGTAAAGGCATTGTTCGTGATGTATCAAGAGTATTAAACATTCCTCTTTCAGATGTAAACAAAGTGTTAAAAACCGTAGATACATGGGATGATTTTTGTAGTTCTAAATCAACGCTAGACTTTCGCAATAAATATCCAGAAGTAGAGATATACGGAGAACAACTTCGTGGTCGTATTCGTGGTACAGGAATTCATGCTGCTGGTGTTGTAACTGCAAAAGAACCAATATTTAGGCATGCCCCTATGGAAACAAGATCTTCTACTGGCAGCGATGAACGTATACCAGTTGTTGGAGTTGACATGGAAGAGGCAGAAAGAATTGGCTTAGTTAAGATTGATGCACTAGGCCTAAAGACTCTTAGCGTTATTAAAGATACTATTGATATGATTAAAACAAATCACTTTAAAGATATTAATTTATTAGAAATTAATCTTGAAGATGCTAATGTATATGAAATGTTATCAAGCGGATTTACTAAAGGAGTGTTTCAATGTGAGGCAACTCCTTACACAAACCTTCTCGTTAAGATGGGTGTAAAAAACTTAAACGAACTTGCTGCATCTAATGCTCTTGTTCGTCCAGGTGCTATGAACACTATTGGTAAAGACTATATTGCTCGTAAGCATGGAAAACAGTCGGTATCATATAGTCATCAGGTAATGAAACCATTTACGGAGGACACTTATGGCTGTGTTTTATACCAGGAACAGGTTATGCAAGCATGCGTATACCTTGGAGGCATGTCCATGTCGGAAGCAGATAAAGTTAGAAAAATCATTGGCAAGAAAAAAGATGCTAAAGAGTTTGATGTATTCAAAGACAAGTTCGTTAAAGGTGCTTCTGCCTATATTAGTCCCAATCAGGCTCTTGATTTATGGCATGACTTTGAAGCGCATGCGGGCTACTCATTCAACAAGAGTCATGCGGTTGCTTACTCTACAGTCTCGTATTGGACGGCGTGGTTAAAGTATTATTATCCTCTTGAATTTATGTTTGCACTTCTTAAAAATGAAAAAGATAAAGATGGTCGCACAGAATATCTAATTGAGGCTAAGCGCATGGGTATTTCAATTAAACTACCTCATATTAATGATTCAGATACAGATTTTAAGATTGAGGGTAAGGGTATTCGTTTTGGGCTTAGTGCTATTAAGTACATATCTGACACAATTGCAGAAAGGTACATTGCAGCAAGACCATTTAAATCTTATAAAGAACTTGAGGAATTTACTTTTACTAAAGGGAATGGGGTTAATAGTCGTGCATTACAGGCATTAAGATCAATTGGTGCTGCTACATTTCCAGATAATCCAAGAAATGATGATGAGATTAAAGAGAACCTGTATGATTATCTAAACCTTCCAGAGTTTAATATTACAATTCCATCCCACTACTATGCATTTATTAATGATGTGGAAGATTTTGAAGAAAAGGGTTCTTTCATATTAATGGGAATGGTTAAAACAATTAAAAGAGGAACTGGGTGGTCACGAGTTGAAGTTCTTGATAAGACAGGCTCTGTTGGTATATTTGATGAAGAATCAACGACTATTGAGACAGGTCGTACCTATTTAATTCTTGCTAGCGATAACAGGATCGTTTCTGCAATTCCTGTAGATGAAATAAAAGAATCTTCAAATGCATTAATTAAATTCTTAAGTTATAAGCAACTGCCTTATAAAGAAGACGAAATGTTTGTTGTTTCTTTTAAACCAAGAATTACAAAGGCTGGAAAAAAAATGGCTTCACTTACATTAGCAGATACTGCACGAGACTTACACTCTGTTACAGTATTCCCAACAGCATTTCCAAAAGCCTACATGCATGTTCAAGAAGGCAATGCATATAAATTTAGTTTTGGTAAAACCAAAGATGGAACCGTTATAATGGAGGATGTAAATGTCGGTTAGTGTAGAAGATGTATTATCTCAGTTAGACCCAAAAATTAGAAAGCGACTTGGAACTGGAGAGGGAATTAATTTTGAATATCAGCCAACGCCAAGTTTTGGTTTAAATCGTGCATTAGGAGGAGGCTTACCTTACGGTAGGCAGGTACTAATTTGGGGCAGCAAGTCTTCTGCTAAATCTTCTATGTGTTTGCAAATGATTGCTTTAGCACAAAAAGAAGGTAAGGTATGCGCCTGGATTGATTCTGAAATGTCGTACTCAGAAGATTGGGCAAAACAATTAGGGGTAGATCCAACAAAACTGATTTATTCACAAGCACGTACTATTAGCGATATGGTAGATGTTGGTGTAGGACTAATAAATGCTGGTGTTGATCTAATCGTAATTGACTCAATTACCTCAATGCTTCCTGCTATATATTTTGAAAAAGATTCGGATGAAATGAAAGCACTTGAAAATACAAAACAGATTGGCGCTGAGTCTAGAGATTTTAGTAATGCCTGGAAGATGCTTAATTATGCAAATAATAAAGTAAAGCCTACACTTCTTGTTCTTATTTCTCAGTCTAGAAATAATATTAATGCAATGTACACAAGTCAGCAACCATCTGGTGGTCAGGCCACCAAGTTTTATTCTTCTTGTGTAATTAAATTATTTTCTTCAGAATCTGATAACCAAGCACTTAAAGGAAAAATTAAAATTGGTGACAAACTAATTGAAGAAAAAATTGGTAGAAAGATTCGCTGGGAACTTCAATTCTCCAAAACTTCTCCAGGATTTCAATCTGGCGAATATGATTTTTATTTTAGAGGTGATAATATTGGCATTGATGCAATTGGAGATTTAGTTGATACTGCAGAGTCAATTGGCTTACTTAATAGAACTGGCGCATGGTATCAATTAGATGATGGAACAAAAGTACAAGGTCGTGATGGTTTAATTAATCGTGTTAAAGAAGATTTAGATTTACAAGAAACACTTAGGACAAAAATAATTAATGTCTGAACAAAATTTTTCTACATATGAAGGTAAATGGCCTTGTAAAACTTGTCAAGAAATTGTAAAAGTGTTAAGGTTTTATGCAAAAACTGGAGATGCTACTTGGATGTGTTCGCAAAAACATATTTCAAAAGTTAACTTAATTCCTATTAAAAAAAAGAAAAGAGACTATTTAAAGTGAATAATAAAATTGATACAGGATTTTATAATTTTTTAGATAAAAATATTTATGGACAAAGTTTAATTCATTTAATTAATCTATATTTACCTAAAAATTCTACTATCGTAGAAGTAGGAACTGGTGCTGGTACAACAGTATGTATGCTTGCTCAGCACTGCCCCAATATTAAAAAAATATATACAATAGATCCATATATACCTTATACTACAACATGGGTAGAAAATAATGATCATTTTGGTAAAAAAGAAGTTGATAATTTAAAAATTCTTGCAGAGCATAATATTAAATTTAGTGGATTTCAAGAAAAAATAGAGTTAATAAATTTAGAATCTGACCTAGCCTTATCAATGTTTGATAAAGAATCTATAGATTTACTTTTTTATGATGCAACACAAAGTTTAGAAATGACACATAAAGATATTAGTAATTGGTATAAAAAAATAAAAATAGGTGGAATTATTTCTGGTCACTGTTGGAATATTTTACAAGATGCAATTTTAAATTTTAAAAATAATATAGGTGAAGATAATATTTTAAGTATTCATGATAATGTTTGGGCATGGATAAAAAAGTGACAGAAAAAAATGAATCAAAAAGAATAGGAGCAAAACAACATAAAAACTCTGGTCGTAACACTAAAAAGGGTGATGCTACTTGGAGAGGATTTGTTGTTGACTTTAAAGAAAGCAAAAAATCTTTTACATTAAATAAAGATATTTGGGCCAAGGCTGTTACTGATTCTATTCAGGCGGGTAGAGATAAATCTCCAGCAATTGTTGTAATTCTTGGAGAAGGTAATACAAAGGTAAGGCTTGCTATAATTGAAATGAACATGCTAGAGCAATTAACAGAGGAGAAATAGATGATATTAAGAAATCCAACAGAAATATTTCTAGTTAGTTTGCTTGTTATTTTTTTACTCCCATATCTTTTTTGGAAATTTTTTAAAACAGACAACTATATGCCATTAGCAGTGGTTCAAATTGTTTCTGGAATTATTCTTGGACCAGGAATACTTGGAAAACAGTTTCCAGAATTTTATAATACAATATTTACAGAAGATAATATTAAGGTTTTAAGCGGAATAGCCTGGTGGGGTGTAATGTTATTCGTTTGGACCGCTGGCGTTGAATTAAATTTAAAAGAGGCAATTACTAAAAAGAAAGACACACTGGTAACATCTGCATTTGCTCTTTTAACTCCTCTATGTTTTGGTTCTATTCTTGCATTAATTATTTCAAATTATCCTGGATGGGAAGGTAATAATGCTAGTACATGGCAATTTACTTTTGGAGTTGGAATGGCTACAGCAGTAACTGCATTACCAATTTTAATTCTCCTTATGGAAAAACTTGGAATTTTTAATAAAGAATTAGGTAAAAGAACATTAAGATATGCAAGCCTAGATGATATTTTTATTTGGGCAGTACTTGCTATTATTATTATGGATTGGCAAAGAGTTATTAGACAAATAATTTTCTTACCAATATTTGTATTATTTTCTTATTTATTAAACAAACTTATTGCAAAAGTTCCAGAATCTCGTGATCGCTGGGCAATAGCAATGCTTTGGATTATTGTGGTTGGATTTGCAGCAGATTGGTCTGGATTACATTATATGGTTGGTGCATTCCTTGCTGGAGTAACAATGAAGTCTGAATGGTTTAATAAAAATGAAATGAAAATGTTTAGAGATAATATACTTTTAATTCTTATGCCAGTGTTTTTTCTTATTACTGGTTTAAAAACTGGTTGGTCTGTATCTGGTACATTTGTAATACTTGTTGCTATTATTCTGTTAATTGTACAATTTATGTCAAAGATTTTAGGAGTTTTGATTGCTGGAAAAATTCTGAAATGGAAAAAAACAGATGCTTTTGTTATTGGGGTACTACTTCAAACAAAGGCTTTAATTGAAATTATTTTTTGTACAGTTTTATTAGATAAGGGAATAATTACATCTCAAATGTTTACTGCATTACTAATAATGGCAATATTAAGCACAATCAGCACTATGCCAATAACAAGGAGGTTAGTTAAAAAATGACAACAGAAAAAACAACACTAGAGATGGTTAATGGGCTTGTAGAAATTGCAGACTATATGCAAGATGAAGAACTTACTGCTGCCCTAACATTTATTGCCAAGGTAATAATTAAGCCAGACATTCCTGCTCAAGTAGCAAGTATTGAGATAGTAAGGCTTCAAGCAATAGCAGCAAAGATGGCTTTCAGGGCTACCTGGATGGCCAATGTAGACAAAAATGATCGTGCCAAAAAGAACATATATTACACAGCAGCAGAATCTATAAACAACTTGGTGTCAGCGCTTAAATATATAATGCGCTAACCTGCTATACTTAATACAAACAAAGGATAAAAATGGCTAAAAATTTATTAAAACAAGTTATGATTAAAGATACCAAAAGTAAGGTTACAAATACTGAAGAAGACGAAGGTTTTGTTGAAGGTTTAGTAGACGCAATTAACTCTGGATACCTTGCTAAAACAAAACCAAAATTTACAAAGAAAAATAATTTTTCTGCATCTAATTTAACCTACGGCTCTGGAGAGTGCCCAAGATATTGGCATTTAGCATTTGAAGGTCAAATATTTTATGACAATGCAGATGCTTTTGGTGTAGCAAATAGAACACAGGGAAGTCTTGGGCATGAAAGAATTCAAGAAGCAATAGCAGCATCTGGATTGCTTGCAGAAGATATGGAGTTTGATCCACTTCCAAGAAAATATAACAAGCAAACTCATCCAGCAATGGAATTTAGAGTTAAAACTGATGATCCACCATTTGACGGATATGGCGATGTAATGCTTGACTATAAAGGTGAAAGACTTATTGGTGAAATAAAGACAATGCCTAATGATGGATTTCAATACAAAAAAATAAGTAGACGACCTAAGATGGGTCACCTAATGCAATTATTAATGTATATGAAAGTTTTAAAAATTCGTAAAGGTGTTATGATTTATGAAAATAAAAATAATCACGAGTTACTTACATTGCCTGTAGTAGTAAATGAACATTATCGTAATTGGGTAGAGCAGGCTTTTGAGTGGATGAGAATAGTTTATAAAAATTGGCAAGATCAAAATTTGCCAGAAATTCCATATCGCTCAAATTCAAAAATTTGTAAAGTCTGTCCAATTCAAAAAGCATGTGCTGAGGCAGGGCCAGGCACAATAAAGATTAAACCTTTGGTATTATTAAAGGATGAAGAGGGTTAATTAATGTGAAATTGTGTGAAAGATGCGAGACCCCGTTTAAACCTAAAGTAAGTTATCAAATTTATTGTGGAAACTTTTGCAGAGAAGAAGCAACAAAAGCGAAGATAGCCGAAAGGTATCAAATAACTCGCAGACAAAAAAGAAAAGGAAAGAAAAGGCTTTGTCTTGGTGGTTGTAAAGAACAACTTTCAATATACAATGATTCTGGGTTTTGTTCTAATTGCAATGTAAATAAAAAAGAAGTAGATAAAATGTTAAAACAAATAAAAGGATTTATTGACTATGAACAACAATGGTAATCCCAAAACAATTTGTGCTATTGATGCAAGTACCAATAGTCTTGCTTTTGCTATTTTTAATGATAAGACTTTGGGAGATATTGGTAAAATTAATTTTGAAGGAAAAACAAATTACGAAAAGGTTATGGATGCTTGCGCTAAAACAAAAGCATTTTTTGAATATTGTGGAGGATTTGAAGCAGTTATAATTGAACATACTGTATTTATGAATAGTCCTAAAACTGCTGCAGATCTAGCATTGGTTCAAGGCGCACTTTTGGGTGCAGCAGGGTTAACTGGAACAAAAACTATAGGAACAGTAGCACCCATAACTTGGCAAAATTATTTAGGAAACAAAAAATTAACAAAAGAAGAACAGATTACAATTAGGCTAAAATCCCCTGGAAAATCAGAATCTTGGTATAAGGCATACGAGAGGCAAATTAGAAAAGAAAGGACTATAAAAATAATTGAAATTAATTATGATAAAATTATTAGCGACAACGACGTTGCTGACGCTTGTGGTATCGGGCATTGGGCTATTAATAATTGGGATAAAGCGATAGGGGTAAATAAATAATGAAAAACGTAAAAAGTTTGACCGTTGTTGGCGGTGGGACCGCTGGTTTAGTTTCTGCACTTATTTTAAAAAATCGCAGCAACCTAGATGTAAATTTAATTTATTCTTCAAATATTGGCATTGTCGGTGTAGGTGAAGGATCAACAGAACATTTTAAAGAATTTATGAATTTTCTTGGAATTAAAGATAGTGAAATTATTTTAGAGTGCGATGCAACATTTAAAATAGGTGTTATGTTTGATAATTGGATAAAAGATAAAAAATATTTACATTCTGTTTATCATCCATACGCATCAAAGTCTGGACAATACCTTAACGTATATGGAAAACAAATACCTGAAAATTTAAATCTTTATCCAGAAAGTATTGTAAATAATTTAGTTCCTCCAAGTGCAATAAATATAGACTCTTCGGCACCAACAAACCAGTATCATTTTAATACTTTTAAATTAAATGATTTTTTAAAAAAGAAAGCCGTTGCAACAGGCATTAATGTTTTTGATGATGATATAGTTGAAGTTCAACTAGACGAAACGGGTTTTATTGATTTTATAGTTGGAGAAAAATCAAAATATAAAAGTGATTTTTATATAGATGCAACAGGATTCAATAGAATTTTAATGAATAAATTAGACGTTAAATGGAAATCTTTTAGCAAATATTTAAAATTAAACTCTGCAATTACATTTCCAACAGGAGATGAAGACAATTACAATTATTGGACATTGGCAAAAGCAATGGATGCAGGCTGGAGATTTAAGATACCAACTTGGGGCCGTCACGGAAATGGATACATATACGACAAAAACTTTATAACTGCTGACGAAGCAAAATTAGAGGTAGAAAAAGAACTTGGACATGAAGTAGAGATTGGAAAAACTTTTGAGTTTGATCCTGGCGCTTTAGAAAATGTCTGGAGTAAAAACTGTGTTGCAATGGGATTAAGCGGATGTTTCTTTGAACCATTAGAAGCAACCTCAATTGGATTAACAATTCAACAAAGTTTTTTGTTAATGCATAAAATTCAAAACTATGATGAAAGAGTTATAAAAGATTATAATGAATCATTTGAAAAAATAACAGAAAATATTAGAGACTTTATTGTGTTGCATTATTTAACAAAAAGAAATGACACTGAATTTTGGAAAAATATTTTAAG